GCTCCTGGGAGCCGAAGATCCTCGGGAAGCCCTTGGCGAGCTTCTGTTCCCTGAACGCTTCCCCAAGCACGTTGTGGAGCGTGACAAACGCACCATGGGAACGTTCGCTGTTTCGGGCCAGTTCCAGCAAACCCCAACACCTGCCGATGGCGGCATCATCAAGCGCGATTGGTGGCAGCTCTGGGACAATGACAACTTTCCTTCGTTCGACTTCATCGTCGCCAGCCTCGACACGGCCTACACCCTGAAAACCGAGAATGACTTCACCGCAATGACGGTGTGGGGAGTGTTCTCCGAGGATCCGGTTGCCGAGGCATCACGCTCCCTCGACCGCACAGGCAAAGGGTTCATGATGGAGCGGACCTATAAACAGCCGCACCCAAAGGTCATGCTGATCTATGCGTGGCAGGAGCGGCTCGAGCTGGCGGAGTCTGTGCAGAAGGTGGCGCAAACCGTTCAACGTTTCAAGGTCGACACCATCCTGATCGAGAACAAGGCGGCGGGTTATCCCGTTGCGCAGGAGCTGAGGCGGTTGTATTCCCACAAGGGATTCCAAGTCATCCTCGACGACCCGAAGTCCATCGACAAGACCGCAAGGCTCTATTCCATCCAGCATTTCTTCTCGGAGGGGCTGATTTATGCGCCCGACAAAAGCTGGGCAGATCAAGTCATCACCCAAGCTGTCAGCTTCCCAAAAGCCAAGCACGATGATCTTGTTGACACCATCTCAATGGCCTTGCGTTATTTGAGAAGAACAGGCATGATACAGCGACCCGAAGAAGCTCAGGACGACAACGAACGAAGCCGCCAGCATCAAGGCGTTTCACCTCCACCGCTTTATGCTGTTTGAAGGAACTGAACAATGGCATTGCTCCCAGGACTAAGCCCCAACCTCCGCCTCCCTGCTGAAGAGCCACCAATGGGTGCTCCGCAGGACGACATCGTGATCGAGTTGGCGGAAGAAGGCGGCGACAAACCGACCATGGATGAAAAGGGCAACCTTTTGACCATTGAGCATGACGATGGCTCGATCACGTTGACGTTGGACGGTGCTCCGCTCGGCAAGTCCGAGGATGAAGGGCCAGAGGGTTGGTTCGACAACCTCGTTGATCAAATCGGCGAAGGCGAGCTTTCCCGCATCTCCGAGGAGTTGTTGAAGGGCATCAATGACGACCTCGACTCCCGCAAGGAGTGGATCGAGGATCGTGCTCAGGGCATCAAACTCCTCGGGCTGAGGATTGAGCTCCCTGGGATCTCAGGTGCGGCAGACGGGGCTCCGGTCGAAGGCATGAGCAAGGTGCGGCATCCCCTGTTGCTCGAGGCAGTGCTCCGGTTCCAAGCCAACGCACGCTCCGAGCTGTTGCCCACGGACGGCCCAGTGAAGGTTCGCGAGGACAACAACAACGCAACCCTCGACTCCGACACGCTGGCCAACGACCTCGAAAAAGACTTGAACCATTACCTGACCAGCACCGCTCGGGAATACTACCCCGACACCGACCGCATGCTGTTCATGCTTGGGTTCGGCGGCACGGCGTTCAAAAAGGTTTATTTCTGCCCGTTGCGGAATCGGCCTGTGAGTGAGTCGGTCGATGCGGATGACCTCATTGTCAACAACGCTGCGACGGACTTGTCCAACGCGAGCCGTGCGACGCACCGCATCTACATGCGGCCATCGACAGTGAAGCGGATGCAGATCCTGGGAGCTTACAAAGACATCTCCTTGAGCACCCCGAAGCAAGTCACCCTCGACTCTGCGCAGCTCGAGATGAAAGCGCAGCAGGGCATCGCCGCAAACCAGATGAACCCCGAAGATCGTGACCGCGAGATTTACGAATGCTATTGCGAGCTGGACATTGTTGGTTTCGAACACACCCGCAATGGCAAAGAAACTGGGCTCGAGATCCCTTACCGTGTCACGATTGACGTGAGCAGCCGTCAGGTGTTGTCGATTGTTCGGAACTACGATGAGGACACGGCGGAACTTCCTGAGTCGCGCCAGAACTTCGTGAAATACACGTTCATTCCTGGTATGGGGTTCTACGACCTCGGGCTTTTGCATGTGCTCGGCAACACGACCAACGCCATCACTGCCGCGCAAAGAGAGCTGTTGGATGCGGGAATGTATGCCAACTTCCCTGGATTTTTGTATGCTGACACTGGCGCAAGGCAGAACACGAACATCTTCCGTGTGCCTCCTGGAGGCGGAGCGTTGGTGAAAACGGGCGGCATGCCAATAAACCAAGCCATCATGCCTCTGCCATACAAAGAACCGTCTCAAACATTGATGGCTCTCATCGAAAACATGGCTCAAACAGGCATGCGCCTCGGCGGCACAGCCGAAGCAGCCGTGGGCGAAGGTCGGTCGGACGCTCCTGTCGGCACCACAATCGCCATGATCGATCAAGCCACCAAGGTTCTCAATGCTGTTCACAAGCGGATGCATGCCTCTCAGGCCGAGGAGTTCGCGATGCTTGTGCGTTGTTTCAAGGAGAACCCTGAGAGCTTCTGGCAACAGAACCGCAAGCCAGCTCGTGCCTGGGATCAAGAAACCTTCCTGCGTGGCGTGAATCAGGTCGACCTCGTTCCTCAAGCCGATCCAAACACCGCGAGCCAAACTCAACGGTTGATGAAGATCATGGCACTGAAACAAATTCAGGCCTCGAACCCAACGCTCTACGATCCGATCGCGATCGACACGGCGGCGTTGAAAGCGGTGGGTTGGTCGAACCCTGAGCAATTCATGATCCCGCAAGAGGCACAAGGCTCCCCTCCTCCTGAGATGCAGAAGGAAATGGCCGAGATGCAGATAAAGAAGCAGGATGCCGACACGAAGCAGAGCGCGGCTCAGGCTCGGATTGCGTTGGATCAGGGTCGTCTGCAAATCGACATGGCCAAGGCACAGCAAGAGGGTCTCGCGGGTGGCGAACAGCAAGGGCCAACCGAAAAAGACGCTGCTGAAGTTCAGATCAAGAAGCAACTCGCCGATGCCAAGATGATGGAAACCAAGCTGAAAGCTGCTGCTCTCCAGTCGAACATGCAAAAAGACATTCGCGACAGTGAAGTCAAAGAACAGGAAATGCTGGCGAAGGAGCGCATCCAGATGATCGATCTTGCGCAGAACCTCGCCGTGCATCCTGAAAGCGAGGACGAGGTCATTCGGCTCCTCGGCAGTGTCATCCCCGCCATCACAGGGAATAACCCACAATGAAAAACGATGTTATGCAGCTCGCGAAGTCGGTGAAGCTCATTCGCGTTGGGAAAAGCGAAGGCGGCGAGTTGAAAGACCCAACGAAACGCGCAGCATTCGCGAGCCTTTTCACGCCTCGGGAGGCAAACCTCCCAGCGACCGTGGTTTCTCCTGCGCCAGCTCCCGCAACGCCGGAAGAGAACACTTCCCTCTCCAATCGTTCGCCGTCCAAAGGTCCAGCCTCGGCAGAAAGTCCTGACCTGATTGCCAAGGCAACTCAAACATTGATGGAGGCTCCGGTAACACGGAGGAAGTTTTTGGAGACCTCTCGCAATGCAGTTGCTGCCGCGAGACAAGCTCCAACAATCTCCAAGCTCCTGAAGCCGACCAAGATTGCGGAAAAAATTCGCCCTGATAATATTAGCACAATTCAAAATTCGCTGGAAGAAATGTTCAATCATTTTGAAGAGTCGGGATACGATCCTTCCGATCCTTATGAGATGATGCGTGATGCGCTTTCGGGATATATGAAAAATAATCCTGATAAACCAACATTGAAAAACGTTAAAGCTGCGATTGATGAGCTTCATGATCCTGAAATTTGGTTGAAAAGTTATTATGATCATATGGATTTGACTCCTGAAGAGATCAATCTTCTTTCTGATAACGAGCATTTGCAACAACTGCTCGACTATCATTCTGAAAATGTTCTTCCTGATTACGGGAGACATGAATGGTCGGAATTGAAAGATACTGCCAAAGAAGCGATGGAAAACCCTGCCATCAAAAAGTCCGAAGGCGGCGAGCTTGAATTACGCCGCGCAAAGATGGCGAAAGAGCGTGCGGGTGGACAACAGCTCCCTTCCTCTGTGTTCATGCCGGACGTTCCTCGTCAGGTTCGTGCGGAAGGTGGCCTCATTCACAAGGAGAGCGGCGGTCGTATTTCAAGGGAGCAACAGCTTTTCATAGATTATTTGAAAAAGCATTACCCTGACGGCATCATTTTGCACCACGAAACTCCTGGACATGAAGGCCAATCCATAAGGAAAAATAAACTTCAGGGAGGTTATGGAGTTTTTGCTGCGATCGATGCGCCATCGAATTTTGTTACGTCAAAAAATAAAACGACAACAAAATTTAGAGTTCCTGCCAGCCAGTATGAACATATTTCTCCGGACATGGGCTACGGAGGAGACGAAGATGAGTCGACTCACAACGATCCGTTTATTGATTTTATGAATAAGCACCCAAACCCAAAAGGTGCATATGTTGGGACATCATATGAAGAAATCCCAGATCGTTGGGTAAAAGAAATAAAAGAAACCCATGATGATGGGCCGAAATATTTTTCGAACGGCGGCGACGTAGCTCCTGAGATCAACAACCCAATGTCGGTATTTCCGAAACCGCAGCGCATGTTCCCTGAAGGCGAACGTCCGGCAGGAGGTCAATATTTATCCATGCCTGACAAATCGGACGTGACTGGCCACAAATCGGCTGCAGCTTCGATCGGCATTGGCAGCGACGGCAAGCCTTATTTCAATGCGTCGAAAGATGCTGTGGATGAAACAGGCACGTCCGGCAAGGGCAACGCTGTCGCAAAGACCAACCTGTTCAAACAAAAGGCAGGATGGAAATGGCAAGATGCGCCAGAGGGCCATGAATCAACCAGCACGATTGTGTCGGTGGAGCACCGTGGCAAACATTACTATGCGTTGAACGCTCATTTTCCCAAAGGCGTAGATTTTGCAAGGTACGAAAACTCTCCTTCCGAGCCAAGGCTACGCCCGACAACTCGCGGCAACGTCGAGCTCGGACCAGAGGCCGGATCGATCTTGGTCCGAGGGAAAGAGCACCCTGTTTATCACCATGTCATTGTCAAAGCGGACGGTGGTCGTATCCACAAAGAAGATGGCGGAAGCCTCGCAGCTCGTCGTGCGGAGGCTCAGGCCTACATAAAAGAACTGATCGAACAACGCAAACAATACGAAAAAGGTTCCCCTGACTACGATTTCTACACGAAGCAAATCGCCGAGCAGGGCAAGATCGTTGCTCAAAAAGCCGAGCCGGAACGTTCGGTCGGCATGGGCCACAATTCGCCGCCCGAAGAAACCGCACCCGAGAAGCTCGACCGGAGATACAATGAACTCGGGTTGTATTCGAAGGCGGCAGAGGCAGCTCGTGCCTCGAAGCAAGATGAGATGAAGCTGGGAGAGTGGGCTAAGTTTTTGAAAAACCAGCCTGGAGTCAAAAAGGAAGAGCTTGAGTGGGGGCTGAAACGCCTCGACAACATAAAAC